AGTTGTAACCACCATGCGTATCTTTAAGGTCTTGATTCAAAGAGTCAGCCATGATTGTTTTCACAAAGTAGCCCGGATTATCTGCATCAGTACCCTGTACATATTTCTTGTACATGTACCTCTGCATGAATGGTCGCATCGTTAGTTTGCTACCATAAACAATCTTATCGTCAGGCATTTGTATAGAGTACGAACCACCTTTGACAACAACAGTTTCTGTTTCCTCGCCATCAATAGTTTTCATACCCATAATTGGTGCATGAATAATCTTTACTCTAGCTAGTGTAGATGTTTTACTTTCAGATGAATCGTCATCATCAGCTACACCCATTATCTTTGCCATTTCAGCATTGTATTTATTCATATTATCTTGTGTTACTATGTTAGTAGTCATTATATCCTCACTTTCGACTTTTATAGAATCTATAGTTATACACTAAATTTCTTTCGTGTCAAGCCAATTCTTTCCTATTTTTGATTCTAATAATAATGGTACATTAAAATCAATATCATAGTATTGGTGGATGATGTCGTGCAGATTTTGATTTAGGTGTGCTACTGCCGCTATCACTTCATCCACCTCGTTAGGATGTACATCAACAACGATTGAATCGTGTACTGTGTTTACTAAACAACTCTGTAGATTTCCTAACAATTTCTCAAGTTCCAATAAGACTATCGGAACAATACAACCTGTTGCAAAACCTTGAACAGGATAATTCTTGATCATAGTAAAAAAACTTACGCTACCATTTCTTCTCCTTTCAACTAATGGAAACTCATATTGTCTACCTGATGGTATTGTAACTCGCTTTGTTGCAACTACTTCATCAGCTAACTTTTTATGCCATTGAGCAATTCCTTTATACTTTTCATTAAAGTGCGTATAGTACTCTGCTTCTGCTTTCGTTCTGCCATACCCACTTGCGCCGTAAAGCGGAGCAAACGTATGCATCTTAGCTACCTGACGACTCGTAGGCTGTCCCGCATCAGATATAATCTTAGCAGTATAACTATGCACATCGAAACCTGTTCTCACCTCTTCCATAGCCACCTTGTCCTGTGACAAATATGCCGCCACTCTAAACTCCAATTGAGCAAAATCGGCTTCTAGTATCTGTCCATTTTCAAAACGTGACACAAATACTTTCTTAACAGGGAATGTACCACCTCTAGGCATGTTTTGCATATTAGGATTCCTACCACTAAATCGTCCTGTAGATGTAATATGTTGCGTTAATCCCACATGCAAGAACCCATCTTCTTTTGTAAATGTCTTGATGCCTTGCACAAAAGACGACAAGTACGAATCTAAAGCAGACAGACGTTTTACATTAGCTATGAACTTAGCTTGTGGAATTAAGTTATTCGCTGTTGCTTGATTCTGTAGTATATCAAGATCACCTTTTGCAGTAGAGAAACCATTAGCACTTATCCATGATTTACTTGTAGGTTTGAATCGTAAGCCTGCGATAGATTGAGATGGTATCAATAGAAAGCCTTCACCTAGACACTTCTTACATATATTTGGTTTCTTGAATAATGTACCATCTTTTTTAATCTTATGTATCTTCTTATTACCATTACATTCATCACATTTAATCGCTTTAGTTTTGTACATAGGCACAGTATTCTGTTCGACACACCGATTAAAATCTCTCTTATCCCTAACTTCTTGAAACAATTCTTCGCCCCATATCTTTTTATCAATAACTTTTCGACTGTATATTACTTGCGATAATTGTTCTGGACTATTAAGATTAATCGGTGTATCTCCCATTAATATGTTCATTTGATCTGACAATTCAAGTACTATGTCTGTTTTTTCTTGTTCAAATTCATTTCGTACTTTTTCTAATTCCATCTCATCAACCTTCATACCATTCATGTACATACGAGTTAACGTCTTACATACTTTGTTTTTTATGTCCAACACTTTGTGCAAAGATTGATTTTCTTGGTCTTGATATCTTTTAAACAATGCCCAATACAGACAGCGAGTAACTCTTATATCATCTTTCAAGTAGCTACTTAATTCAGCATGGGGTATATCTCTAGTCGTGAAACCTTTCTTGAAATACTCTTTTAATATATCTGACTTAGTATGTGGCAATTCATATCGTTCTGCACACTTCTCAAGCGACAAGCCTTTCTTAACTCCTCTACATAAGACATACTCAGCTAACATTGTATCATAAATGTCGCAATCAAATTTAAACCCACATCCCCACAACCATTGCAAATCATGTTGGGCATTGTGCATAATCAATAATGACGCATCCTCAAGTAAACGCTGTAATTTGTCAGCACTATCTGGTTGCATCTCAGCATGATCAAAAGTAAATACAGTTGGTTCACCACTACCATTCGCATCCCCAATACCCACCATTGTTAAAGTATTTGTTGGCTCGTATGGGTCAAGGTGTAGCTTGCCATCTCTTGTGATTACTGTGTTTTCTACATCAACTACTAATTTCATTTTGTCCTCAAGGTATATAAAATGATTTCTCTTTATCTAAACGACAAGTAACTGTACCATGCCATCCATTCAACTTATTCTTAGATACAACAATATGTCTTATATCTGTTTCTTCCTCGCCTTCAAGCATGGGATCTTTAGATAGAAGTAACATCAGATCTGTTTCTGCCGCTTTGCCTGTCTTAGATCCCTCAAGCATAGATTGATTAGGTGTGACTCTTCCCTCTGCTTCAGCAGATAACTGACTCATCCATATTACTGCACAGTTATATATCTTAGCCATGTTTCTAGCATGTATTGTTGCATCTTTCAAGTATACGTCAGACTTATCACTTGTACGCATAGCAAACTTGTCACCCATATCCAACACAACAATGTCAGGCTTAACTGCCCTAATAACCAACTCAACATAGTCCATGTACTTATCTGTACAATCTTTGATTGATAAACGATCTAGCACCCTCTTGTATAACAGTTGTGTTTTAGAGGGATTTGCTCTTATTTCATCTTTACTCATTCCTGTTGCCGCACTCATGTAACGAATACCAACCCTATGATACGCTTCTTCATTTGTGAGTATAACACATCTTGCACCTTGATCTACAAACCCACCAGGACCTGCTATTATTGATGCCTGAAACGATGTTTTACCTGTATTAGGTCTTGCACCAATCATAACCAAATGCCCATCGCTGATGCCCTCTATTCTTTGTTTGAGAGTAGGTAGATTGAACTTCCACTTAGCTTCAAGATTGTTTAAACGTAAAAGAGTTTCCACACTTATGTCTTCCCAAACAATCTCTAGATTAGGTAGAAAATCATCATTGTGCTTATGTATTATCTTACGTAAAGGCTCTAGTGATTTAGTTGAACCATTTACATAGTCAAATCCTATGTTTGCAATCTCCTCACCCAACATCTGTCTAAACAAACTAGATAGAACATCACTAGCTATGTCCTTATCCATAAGCTGTTGTTTGCTTAATTTAGAAAACAAGTTTGTATAAACCTGTCTATTAGCAGTTGTCATTGTAGGATTGTTTGCCATAAACAAAGCCTGTAGTTCATCTACAGTCAAACTCTTCTCGTATTTCTTCATTGAATAGTCCAAGACTTGTTTAATCTTGACTACATCTTTAGAAAATATTTTATCAGGTGACTTAGCACCTTTGTGTTCATCATAGAACTTCTTATCCATGAGTGATCTTATTAAAGCCAACTCTGTCATGCTAACACCTCTTTCAATCCTTCTATGTCCTCTACTCTCTTATATTTTATGTCATCTGTCAAGGGGTAGGCAGTTACTTCAGAAACATAATTCTTTAATTCCTTTGTGTAAGCAACTGTCTTACTCCTTGCGTCAGGGTCTAGGGCAACTACACAATGCTCATACTTAGATAGAAAATCAATGTGTCGATGATTGAGATTAGTACCCAATATGGCAACACCATCAACATCAGGAAAACAATCATAGACTACTAGAGATGACACAACGTCCTCAACTATGATTGCTTTCTTTCTTCCTCTCCACGTATGTTGCACATAGTAATCTGCCCTACCACTATAACGTAGCCATTTCGGATGCCCCCCAACCAAGCTACGTCCTATAGCATCTATTAATGTACCATTCTCATCTCTAAGAGGAAAAACAAGACGATCATCTTTTACATCGTACATAATATATGATGCTGATAAGTTTTTATGCAACCCCCACCTAGACATAAACGCTTTGATGATAGGTTTGCTTATGTCATGTGTTACGTGTGGTGGCATTTGAAACTCCTCAACATTGCCATGTGGCAAACTTGGACTTTTATTCATAAGATTGTATATGTCTTCACGATTTAATCCCACAGAAACTTTTCCTTTTGACCCACACGATACTCTATAGCAGTTGAATACAATAGTGCCATCCACCTTAGATGCAGTAAATGTATTCTTGCCTTTACACAAAGGGCAATCTCCTCTGTAGCTATCGCCCTCACTTATATGTAAATCATTTATATATGTATTTATAAACATCTAGATGCTCCACTTATAATGTAAGTGAACTACAAACTTCATTTTGTCAAGACCCACCACTAAAAATATTTAAAGATTGTGTCTTAGATAACGCACTTTTGGCTGATTTTAGTGTGTGTTTTACGTAAGGTGTCACCGATTGTATATTTTGATGCCCACTTACTGCCATGATCTGTGTTATATCTACACCATTCTCCACCATCTCTGTGATTTTAGTTCTTCTCATGTCCATGATTTTTAAATCAGGAGATAGACCACACTTTTCTTTAATCTCATTTGCTTTTGTGGAGATTTGTGTCTTGTCATAGGGTCTGTATTTAGTTTTGTATGGCGATACATTAGGTGCAACATACTCTTGCCACCCCCAATTCTCATGTTGTTTCTTTAACATACGCACCAAATCATCAGAAATAGGTAAAAATACCTCTGATCTACGTTTAGATTGCTCAAGTGTTAGAACTTGGTCATCAAAATTGATACATGACCACTTCAACTCACGCATATCACCCACTCGTTGCCCCCACTCGTAAGCCATGTGTGTAATCAAACCAATATTTGACCAATTCCACTTGCTATAAGCAGTTTCTAGGAACAATCTTACTTCTTTTTGTGTCCAAACAACCTTCCTAGCCAACTCTTTTTGTTTTTCTATGCCTAAACTAGGATTAGCCACGATGATATCGTATTCAAGTGCGACATTTAGTACCTTACGCAACACAGAGTGTGTGATGTTAGCAGTTCTCGACCCTCTCTCTAGCCATTTCTCGTATGCTGACTTGATATCTGACCGACATAGCTTGCCCAACTTAATATTTTGTAGTGTTCTACCCCCTTTTATCTTAGTCATCAAGCCTTTGTGCATAAGATTGCGATAATCTCTCTTAGTTTGCTCACGTAACTTGTTGAAACTGTGTGTAGTTTGGTAAAATCTAAATAAAGCATAAAGTGTGCTTTTGTCAGTTGGTATTTTCTGTGAAATAACAAACTTTTGCCACTCATTTAGCTTTTTATTCTGTTCTTCTATCTTATTATACGATGCATAGCGATTTGCTTCGCATCTCATGGGATGTACGATGCCCACCACTACTGCCCTCATAGGTGGATTGTACTCCCACCACGTAGTTCCATCAGAATCACGAACTACTCGTACATGTTTTGGTATTTTTTTATTCATATGATATCTCCTAATTCAACATTGCCATGTGGCAAACTTGGTATTTAAAATGGTGGCTCTTCACCCCTATGGGATGGTAGCCAAACGTCATATTCAATGCGTGGTGTTTCTTCTCTAGTAAGAATAATTGTTTCACGCACACCAATCTCATCTAAGAATGATTTTATATTGTATGGTAAATCATCATTGCCATCTTTCACAAGTGACGACATCTTTATCTCCCCATTTATTATACATACTTTTAACATCTTCTAATGCATATGTCAATATCTCTTCAGCACAAAATGAGTCAACTGCATAATTAGAAATAAACAAAAGAACCATCCTAACCACATCTTCATGTGTAGCATCTACAGGTATAATATTGCTTATTTCTTCCATCATTTTAACTAGAACACGAGGATCTCTCACATTCCTATATCTCTGTGTCATAATCATAACTCCTCACATTAATGTTCACACGTTTGTGTGGTTTCTTCTTCCCTTTTTTAGGTGGCACAACTTGTGGAGACTTCCGATCAGTTAACATAGCCTTTGCGATTGGATTAACACGCACTATTTTTAATTTTTTCATCGTTCTCTCCACATATTGTAACTCGTGGGTAGTGCCACATACTGACAAATCGTTTTTCAATATGTAGCTCCCACAAATAAGCGATCACTATAATAAATAGTAAACTCTTCCACCTATTATACATCACAAAAACATTTTATCTCTATGCATGTCAGATTTATGGTCTAGTATTTCATTTTCAGTTAAGGTTGACATAATAGCTGAAACAATTTCAGGATGCCTTTGCATTATTTCTACACTATCAGGAACTAATACATCATTACTATACTTATCTTTATAATGCTTTTGTATTGTTTTTATTGCTTCATTTAAAAAATCTTCTATATGCATACGTCTAGTCATCACAAAAATTCCTTCCTATTTTACAGTTTGCAGTTTGCTTACATACCCTCTCGTGTTTGGCATTCTCCCAACAATCACCATCAGGTAGGTGCATTTTCCAAAACATATCCCATGTACCCATTGATACGAATATCAAAATCATGGGAACGATTAGCACAGATATAATGATCCACATATATGCTATGCCAAATCCTTTATTATGATATGGTTTCATTCGTACATTCTCCCATATTTATATGCCATTTGATTTCTATTCTTCATTAAAACATCTGTGACAAAGTTTGCCACCTTCTCGACCTCATTCAAAGTCAGACCTTGTAGTGTAACTTTGAATGCATCTTCATTAGCTGTACTCCTCTGTCGCATCAACTCACTACTGCACTTTATCTTTTCTACTTTCATTATATACCTCTAACCATTTAGGATCGTAAGACTTCCTGTTCTCACCTATGTACTCATGTGAGTAACAGATGCGTTTCTTTTCTAGTGGAAAGTGATGCCAACTCTTACTGTTGCCACTTTTTGATCTGTCCACCAAGTTTGTAGCAGTTGGTCGCCATAATGGTGACTTCTGCCTATACTCGCCCATGCGTATGTGACTAGTCTTAGAGAAATATCGTAAGCCTTGTTCAATATGCATGTCAGCAATCGTATCAGATAATCGTGTACCTAAACCAATACCTTGAAAGTCAGGTAGACATACTGTCCTACACTCTCGCCACTTCATGCGAATGTCACCCTCATATAAACCGGGGGTACGACCGGGGAGACATATAGATGATGCGAATGCTACAAGTTCATCTCCCCACTTAGCTATCCATGAACGAGTAGCATGTGGTAGCTTGTGATTTAGATAGTGATGGTTCTTAAACATTTCCCATTTGTCTCGCTGACATCTGTAAATACTAAGTTCAATTGTGGGTCTGACCCATCGCCTTTGAGACCCCCTCGACACAAGCTGTTTTGTGTCTGTGTTATATACCCAATCTGGCTCAAGCCATTCAATAATGTCATCATGGCACGATGCAAATACAATGTGCGATAGTCCTTGCTTACGTATGTACTTAGCCACACTAGAACTGCATGACTTAGCCACATTACGATTGACTACTGATGTGAACTCATCAATTACTGCACCATAAGTTAACTTACGTGCCAAGTCCGCTCTGAATCCTTCGCCATTTGATACGACATGTCTAGGTTTTGCCCATGTAGGCACACTATTCAAGCCAACTGCACTCAATCTTTCAATGGCATTGTCTACATCACCAAAATGACTAGCGATTGACATATCTTTGACCCATACAGGTTTGTATTCCTCACCAAACTGTTTCAAGATTGATGACTTACCAGACCCACTTGATCCTACGATCAAACCTATGTTGTAGTCCTGTGGCACTTCTAATGTAGGCACTTCAAATGAAGTCGTATAAGTATCGCCCTCGTGATCATGGAATAGATCAAAGAGTTTGTATATCTTTTTGTCTACATCGGTAGCTTGTATGCTACTCGTTAGTATCTCACCCATATTCTTTCTCCTGTGCATAATCCCAAACTCGTATAAATTTTTCTAGCCACAATAACTGTGTTGCATTGAACCTACCCTCTTCGTGAAAGTATCTCTCTTCAAAAGCACAACTCAAAGGCTGAACTCCTTGCTCATCACCCCACTTGTTGTATAGGGCAGTTAACTTATCTAATGTTATCATCGTGATTGCTCCTCAATTAATTTAACCATACACTTTTTTGCTTCATCAAAAGTTTTAAAATCACATGATTCAGTTCTTTCACCTACATCCCCATCTGATACTTGATACTCAAGATTACCTTCAATATCTTTACCAACTATAATTCTCCAAGTCATCGTGATTGCTCCCTTGAAAACACTTCAACTTTTTCTAACCAAAAATCGTTTACGTCATATGTTTCTTGACCCTCATCAACTCTCGATTTGTTTTTTCGTTTTAGCCATTCCCCAAAATTATTTGTGACTAAATTATCAATCCATCCCCACCAATCTCCATCATCTGCTGTGTGGTAAACTCCGTAATATGAAGTATCATTTTTATTCCAATCTTTACCATTCATCGTGCTTGCTCCTCAAACTTATGTTCTAACAACTTATCTATAACATTATCTAGCTGATTAATCAATAGGTTATTACCCATACTAGCTACTTGTTCAATGAGATCTTGTGTGCTTGTCACCATAATCTCATCATTGATTTGCTCTCTTAAAGCATCATTGTGTATGTTACTCATTAGTTTCTCCCCATGCTAAACGTCTATGTAATCTACCATTAATTATCATTTCTTGAAACCATTTTATATCTTTTTTGATCTCTGTTGCAGTTCTATTCAAGATTACATCATTCGCATACTCTTCACCCATGTATTCGTTCAACCCCCTTTTGCCTAAAGGTTGAGTCATACAAATATCTTCAGCTAATTTATTTTGCTCAATGCTATTCATGTTTGCAAATGTTTTTTCTTTATTCATCATCACTCTCCAAATATTTCATAATTTTTGCTACTCTTGTAATCAAAGCTTTCCTACAATCCACCAACTCCTCATCATTTAGTTCTCTAAGAGAACAATGTAACTCTTCGGCTTCATCCCATGCATCTTTTATGTCTTCTCTATCAATCATCTTTGTCCTCTCTCATATCTAAATGTAAAATTCTACCTGTTTGCTTGTAGTAACCATGCTCTGCACAATAAGGCATATTGCCTATGATTACTACTGCGTTAGTTGAAGTGCAACCCTTATGATTGCACTCAACATGTGTCATCTTCTGATGTAAATACTCATTACGCATTAGTCAAAGCCTTGAACTGTGGTGAAGATACCCACTTAGACACTTCTTCCTCTCGTTTCCACATGGTCACAGCCTTTGTGTCCTTGCCTGTGTTCCTCTCCTTGAAACCATTTCGTTCATCTGCATACGTACTGTAATTGGTGAACGCACTATACAGAGAATAAAGGTTACGCCCTCTCTTTTGCACCTCTGCATTGTACAGATTGAACATTCTATCTGCCTTGCGTTCAGACTTAATCAAGCTTTCAATTAAAGGTTTAGTATCGTGTGGCAATGGTGTGTTCGCCCACTCTTGTAACTTCGTAGTGTGTCGCTTGAAATCAAAGTCCATGTTCTCAATGTCACGTAAGAAATCATTCATGCGAAAGCCACTTGTGTTCTTTTTACGCACCTTATCATGCTCACCTGTAATCTGTCCATTTGTACAGAAACTATCTATTGCACCAAAATAAACTTGATTGGAACACAAACCATCCACACCATGCAAAGCAACAACACGCAAACTCACATCTTGTGCCATCTTATCTGTCGTGATGGTAGTCTTGGTCGTAGGAAAGGTAAGGTCTAGCATTATAAATGCATTGTTCCTAGCAGTTGATATCTTCATATTCATATTGTGAACATCCTCATCTGACAACTTGTCAAACAATGGTTGAGCAAAACTGTTAGTGAAATCTTGATGTGAGCCACAATGAAAGTTCCAACCCACAATGCCTAGCACCTCACCTGTTTTGCTATTGATAGCATATTTTTTGTCATACATACGTGATGGTTCATAGTATGTATCAAACTGTAAATAGTCTGGTAAATCAATAATATTTGTAAAATCTAAAGCCATAATTTTATCTCCTCTTTATGACGTTGCTTATGTAACTAGTTATATCAAAATTACTCGTAGTTGTCAACACCGATCTCCTTTCTTGGAATGTACTGACAGTTATAGTTAAGCCATTTGTATGCTTCCTCTATCTTATCAAAAATAGGTGGCAAGTACCATGTTGCACCATCCCAATTGATACGAGCCAAACTCCACGATGGTTTATACTTTTTGACTTGCTCCATTTTAAGACTAGACATAGACCACTCCATTGATGTGTAGCCAATCATCTTACAATAGATATGCATCTGTGCAGTATTAACTAGATCATCAATCATTTTATCATTGATGTACGGATACTTTTCTACATCAAACAGATAGTCCATTGCATACAGTAGATTTTGTTTTGCATCTTGAATATCCCATGATGTAGCATATCGCATTTCATCTACTAACTTGTGACCTAATGGCTGACGATTGATCTTGTAATCGACACGTTGCAAGACCATGAAGACATCTACCTTATTGTTCTTGCGTTGATGTGCGAGTGTAGACCTCACACACCTATGAATGCGTTCTAAATGTGTAGTCATTATGCTACCTTCCTTTTCTTGCCTTCTTTAATCAAGGCTTGTTGCTCTAACTCTTTCATGGCAGTTGCTAACTTCCTGAAATTATGAGAAGTGAAATCTTCTGGCTCTTTATTCAAGAACTTCCACCTAGAGATTACTCGCATCTTTTCCACACAAGTTCTACGTGCTTGCTCCTTCTTTGATAGAGTAGGATGGGCTTGATTTGCAATTAACAGATCAATGATATAGTCAACTTGCCAATATCTTTTCTGCAACTTTTTAGCAATCTCCTTTTTGTTCAAGCCTTCCTTGAGAAGAAGAGATATTTTGTGCATTGATATTGAGTAATCTTCTTCCCCCACTTTTCTCTTACGTGTCCAATCATACGCACCTGTATCTCTGATCTTTTTAGTTACTGCAATTTCATCTTCAGTTAGTATATTTTTAATTGTGAATGGCATGATGCCCTCCTTATTTTAAGTTTGCCATGTGGCAATGTTGAAATTATAAATGGTCATACTCGTTACCATACTATTAATTAAGTAAAGCTCCACCCCCTTTCATGTAAACCCACTTCCCTTCTTCGTCCTCATTGAGTAGGATTGCTGAAGTTGTTTCTATCCATACTTTTGCACCACAAGATAATGGTTTGTCTGGTGAATAAATCACTTCGCTATCCCCCAAAATTTTTATCTTGTGAGCATATGTATTGGTCTTGCCCATTTTAATTGTCAACACAGGATTGTTTTCTCCTGTCTTGGCATTTGCTCGTATCACATGCTGATTAACGTGAATACGTTTCTTTGTTTGTCTCATGTCAACTCCTCTCTTTCACAGCTTTTGGTTTGTCAATATAAAATCTTTTCTTCGCCCATGTAGGATCATCAGTTTCATGTATAGATATGTGATGCGTGGACTTTGTAAATCCTTGAAGTGCATAAAACCTCTTAGCAGTTTCTAAATCCTCAAAGGTGATTGTCTTTCCTAAACACCCTTCCAATCTAGCGATAGGCACAGACGCACTATATTTTAATCTCCAAGAACTATAAACTATTTGTTCAGATGTTTGCCACCCATCTTCATCTACATCTATTATTTTATTGATTGTGTAATATATCATTTTAATTTCTCCAATCTTTTCTTTAGATCTTCTCTAGTAGGAAAAACTCCAATAAAATAATCTGGTATGTTATAGTTATGCCTACTAGCAAATTTATTAGCAGAATATGAATTGTTAAATATTTTATACTCTTGACTATTCAAATAATCTTTCCAATTCTCTTGGTCTGGAAAATCTAAATAATCTTTTCTAAAAGTATTCCTAGCTTTAATAGGTATAGACCTACCCTCACTTATAAATTTTTCAATTGTATAATACATATTAATGCTCCGATAAATGTACGATTGATTGACGATTGATAACAGTAGATGAAAAGCACCCACCCTTACATATGGCACAATGCCCTTTCATTTTCTTCCAAGTTTTAGGACACTCAAAGCTTTTAGAAAATGGGATAGCATCAGGTGAATCATTACCATAAAACATAATGTTCCACCCATGTCTGATTTGCATCACTTCCCAATCATGTTCACTATTAGACGGATCGAATGACGCATTGACTGATACGTTAGGCATAGTCATTAACTCATCTTCAATGAGTATTCGCATATGTCCACTTCGCCATGCTCTTGTAGGTAGCCACCAATTTGTATCAGGTGTATCTTCAGCTAATGCTTTGATACGAAACACATCTTGTTTGCTTGCACAGGCTTCTCCTCTAGACATAAACCTTGCACGTTTAGTCTGCTTGCGTTTCTTAGATAAATGTTCTGCAATCTGCCATGTATTGTGCTTGCCCATCTTCTGCCAATTTCTCTCACAACGAATGTCTCGTTCTCTCATGTTAGGGTACAGACGATATAATTTTAGATTATAACAAGTGTCAGCACAAAATGAAGTTTTATATTTGTTGCAACTACCTTGAATAAATGTGCCATCAGCTAATGGTATGTTGTTGATGGGTCTATCAATTTGAAACATACCGATATCACCACCCCATCTGATCATATCGTTTAATTCATTCTTTGTGTATAACATTCTGCTATTCCTTATTTCAAGTTTGCC